CGAGATTGTCGTGCGGTATCGTTATGGTTTAGCCGCTGGGATTCAAGGTGCATTGGTGATTGATACAACTCGTGATTTTTGCAGACAGATTGCAGAAAGTAACCGTGTATATTCAAGAGAGGATATCAATGCGATGTCAACCCAATTGGGTTACGATGTATGGAAGAGAAGAGGTGGTTGGTATCACAACCCCGTCTTGGATGTAAACACCCCACAGTGTAGACATATTTGGGTGCAACAATTATTAAGGAGAATCAAACGATGACCAATTTTGTATATTTCATTTCAACCACTTATCTCAAGGACAACACACCGTTGAATGAAAATGTGGATGATAAATTGCTGAAATCAGCAATCAAAGAAGCTCAAGAAATCTACATCCGTGATGTGATTGGTTCAGGCATTTATAATGAGTTGCAAGTACAGGCATTTGCTGGAACATTAACCCAGTTGAATACTACCCTTTTGGATTCATACATCGCACCGTGTTTGAAGTATTACACATTGACTGAAGCAATGCTTCCAATGACCTTCAAATTGATGAACAAATCGGTTGCATCTCGTGAGAGTGATAATGCGAGGGCGGTATCTGTTGAGGAAATGACAATGATTGAAGGTCGTTATCGTGACAAAGCGGAATACTATGCCAACCGATTGAGGGATTATCTCCGCACATACACCAATGATTATCCTTTGTTCTTGAATCCCGGCAGTACATTTGATACAATCCGTCCAAAGAACACCGCTTTTGTCGGTGGTATTTATCTTCCAACATCTCAAGATTGCTTTTGGAACTATGACTTCCCCGACACGGACAAATAAGTGGCAAAAAAACAACGAAGCCAAACTTCTCAAATTTCTCAAGAATGACACTAAACCAAATAATTCAAAAGATTCAAACGGCAGCAGAAAGCCATAAGATGGTTCACAAGTTTGGCGTTGGTCAGCAGTCAAATATGACTGTTGAGAATGTTGAGTATTATCCTTTGGTTTGGTTGTATCCAGATGGCTTCAATTTGCAGTCAACTGGAAACTTGATGACATACAACTTTGCATTGCTCGTGATGGATCGTGTATTTGAAAGCGAGAGCAACACAATTGAAGTTCTTTCCGATACTGCACAGATTATGACCGACATCTTTGCGTTGATTGAAGACAACACCCAAAACGATGAGGATTTTGAGATTGTGATCAATGGCAATGCATCTCCTTTCTACGATTCAAAAACTGATATTCTCGCTGGTTATGCAATCAACTTCCAAGTCCTCACTCCTTATCTACACAATACTTGCGTTGTTCCTGTTTAGTTGGTTGTGGGCGTTCTTCAATTATGATGAACCAGTCCGCTATATCAAACCACTAAATGTTGAGATGCACGAAAGGATTATAGTAAAGGAGAAAATCAAAAGGATGCGTCTAATTGATTCAATCAATCACTTTGATACGATCTACCTTGACACCTTCAAACCTTCAACAGAGGGGCTAAAAAAGGCAATAGGATTGCACATCCACTTGGATACCACTCTATGAAAAACAATAACATTATTGTCATCCCAAAGCCGTGGGAAGAAACCAAAGTTCTTTTGATCTCGGATTTGCATTGGGACAATCCAAAATGTGACAGAGATTTGTTGAAGAAACATCTTGACGAAGCCTTGAAAGGAAACAATGATGTGTTGATTAACGGTGATTTGTTCTGCTTGATGCAAGGTGCGTACGATCCCAGGAAGAGCAAATCGGACATAAGACCTGAACACAATGTCGCAAACTATTTTGATGCCATTATCAATACTGCGGTTGAATGGTTTTTGCCCTACGCACATATCATTAAGTTTATCGGTTATGGCAATCACGAAACAAGCATATTGAAACGACAAGAGACCGACATCATTGAACGCTTTGTTACTTTGTTGAACTATCGTGGTGGTACAGCAATTCAGGTGGGTGGTTACGGTGGTTGGGTGAAATATCAATTCAATCACCACTCCAAAAAGATTGGATACAACATTAAGTATATGCACGGGTTTGGCGGTGGTGGTCCTGTAACTCGTGGAACTATCCAGCACAACCGGATGAGTGTGAATGTGGAGGGTGCTGATGCGATTTGGATGGGGCATGTTCACGAAGATTACGAGATGACATACACCGTGGAATACTTGTCAGCCGTTGGAACTGTTTTGCTTCGTGATATTTTAATGATTCGTACTTCAGCCTACAAAGAAGAATACGGAGATGGTTCAAAAGGTTGGCATGTTGAAAGAGGTGCATCACCAAAGTTCACCGGAGGTCGTTGGTTGTATATGCTACCAACAAGAACTGAGAAAGGTGACAGAGTAATTCGGGCGTACACACACAAGACAATATGATCAAGGTTCAAATCATACACGAGACCAAGAATGACAACTGGATGGGTTTGATTGAAGGCGAATCGGATATCATCCAAATGTTGGAAGATGGGATGGTTGATGAACACCAAATCGTTGCCATCTCGCAGTTGTTTGAAAACACCCAACTTTATATGCAAGGCGGTCATATAATCTTGATTGAAGAAAACTATTATACCTTTGTTGTCAAATGGATGCAGTCAACCCAAACCACTACAAGCAAGGCGAAATAGAATGTATTGATGCCATTGAATCTGCCACCATCAAAAAGAAAGGATTGGTTGCGGTTTGCACTGGGAACATCATCAAGTACTTATGGAGATGCGAAGACAAGAACGGCTTGGAAGATTTGTACAAAGCGAAGTGGTATCTTGACAAACTGATTGCCGAAAAAGAAAAACAATCCAAGAAGAATGCTACCTTATAGGATGAAAGCAATGATAAAAATATCAACCTATGGGTTTATTTTTTGGTCGTTGAATTTATCCGGTCAAGTCCTTGTTGATACCAATACAATCAAACAAGCCAACACATATTTGGTCAAAGGTGCAATCGCAAGGGAACAAGTCACGCATCTTCGCAAGATTGTGACATCGGATTCCATCATTATTGCTGAACAAGATTCAGTCATCATCAAACAAAAGGTAAACATCGCATACTTGAATGATGAGAACAATGTACTTGTGAAGCAAAATAAAGCCATCTCACGCACTTTGTCCGTCTTCAAGGGCATCAGTATAGGTTTAGGAATTTTAAGCGTTTTAATGTGGCTACAATAGACATCAATAAACTGCCCGATGCACTTGATACATACTTGGATGATGTCAATCAAGGCTCACTCCTTCAACAAATCATCGTTGATTGGTGGAACAAGAAGGTGATTCCACCCATTTGGGCGAATCTTGACAACAAAAACATCAATGCGTCTTCAGTTCTTCGCCAATCTTTTGTTCCCGGAGAGATCACCAAAACGCCAACATCCATCAACACAATCCTTCTTGCAGAGGATTACTGGGAATTTATTGAATACGGAAGGAAGCCAACAAGAAATGGTCACACGGAAGGCACTCCGTATCTATGGCAGTCAATCAAAGAATGGATGGCATTCAAAGGAATCAAGCCACCACAAACGATGACCTACGATTCAATGGCGAAGGCAATCGCAAACAAGATTCACCGCAGAGGAACGAAGGCACAACCATTCCTTGAGGATGCGTTCACCGAATCAATACAGATGGAATTGGTGAATGAGTTGAATGCTCGTTTCGGAGATTTGATATTCTCGGAAGATATAAAATTGTAACAAAAAGAAAAGTTTATTTGCATTATTAGAAAGTTTATTTTACTTTTGCTCTTGTTATGGATTACAACAAAGCAATTGAAACAATTAAACTGAAACGCAGACAAGGACTATTTCAAATAGTCGCACGAAAAACTGGTGTATCACTTCCAACCGTTCGCAAGTATTTGGTTGAGGGGAACATCGTTTCACCCAAAGCAAAAGCCGTCATTGAAATTGCACTACGGGAGGTGAACAATGATTGAGGCAACAATCAACGGATGGATTCTCACAATCGGTGGGGATAGGTATGTTTACATTGACAAGCAAGTTGATGACTATTTACTTGAGAATCACTTTGATGAACTTGAACCGTATATGATCAAGCGAGATGTGTACTTCGGTGGATGCGTTGAGACCAATTTAGTGGGTATTGAGACGGAGAGATTCTTCTATCTTGAACCCGACAAGTTTACAGTACTATTTATGCTCGGACACAAAACAAATTTCCTATGAATAAAAGCGAATCAATCAAGAACATCGCTGGTGCGTTGGTAAAATTCCAAGCATCGGTGAGCAAGGTAGCAAAGGAAGCAAACAATCCTTTCTTCAAATCCAAGTATGCGTCATTGGCAAACATACTGGATACAATCCAAAAGCCATTGAGCGAATGTGGTTTGGCAATCAGTCAATTTCCTGATGGGAACGCACTCACAACCATCATCCTTCACGCTGATTCTGGCGAGTGGATGGAATCATCCTATGTGATGCCGGTTGCAAAGCAGAACGATCCACAAGCAATGGGAAGTGCAATGACCTACGCACGGAGGTATGCACTCGGTTCAATCCTAAACTTGAACATTGACGATGATGATGATGGTGAGAAAGCAATGGGAAGACAGATTCCAAAGAAAGATGAACTCACACCAAAGCATCCATCTTGGACAAAAGCCGTTGAACACTTGAAGACAGGTGGACTGATGACAGACATCACAAGCAAGTTTGAAGTATCTCCAGTCAATATGAAACTTTTAATCGGTGAGAAATGAATAACACACATCCAGTTATTCACACTTCTTTGAACGAAGAAGATTGGCAGAGGTTGAGAAG